AAGCAGCTTTCGTTGTCTATATATAGCTGTTGTCCGACCTTTGGAACGTCTGCAATCTTTCCCAATTTGAGATTGTAGGCTTTGGCAATATCAGTGATTATCTGTTTCGGATCATAGTTCCATTCGTAATAATTCGAGAATGTGTTTTTGAGATATCTCAAATTATCATAGGCCGTGAAAGACAATACGCCCCATCTATCAATGGTTGTCGAAAAGATTCTGCCATAAAACATGAGAATCCCATCGACCTTTAAACGCACTTTAGCGCCCATGCGTGGCACATGATCTTGTACATCGGGAATTTCACCTGATAGTGTCGCAGGTGTACAAGTCCTTTCAGTTCTCAGTGACAGGCTTGACGGGGCATACCAATAGATACCTTCGCCTGGGTTTTCTATAAACAATTCGATATTGCTCATATATCAACCCCATACAACTGGTTAAGCCTAACGGCTGTATTCTGTGTGTTCGCTTTGATGCAATCGGCCTTGTTTACCCATCCCAAGCCGTCAACCAAAACCCTGCTCATTTCTGGCTGTGCGCTTGGTGGTAAAACCCTTTGTACAATACCGTTTGCACGCGTAAGGAATCGCTTTGTATATGCAAGCGCCGTTGTTAGTTGGTCATCCGTCTCAAACGCAGGGCCGGAAACTGTCACCATGTCACCAACCACGATTTCAGCATTATCTACCTCTCGTTGTTTCGTTTTGACAAGGTATGTGGTATCGTTTTCAGAATCCACACTTGCTCGTTCTACGCTTTGCGGCTCTGTGTTTCGATATTCCTGAACGGATAACGAGAAATATACATCGCCCGCTTCACCGCCTCTATCCGTGATTTCAAACGACGAAATAACCGCTTTGAAGGATGTGTCGAATGTCGGTTGGTCTACATCATAACGATTGATTATGAATAGGAAAACAACCTTGTTCCTTTGCAGCATCCGGAAAAAGTCAACGTAGAATTCCGGCTTGTACCATGAATTAGATGCAGTTCCCGTCATGAATGAGTTGCGAGGGAAAAAGCTATTTATGTCAACCGTTGCGAGCTTTGGATTGCGTGGAATAACGGTTTCACCCAGAGAAATCAGATTATAATTAGTATTATCCCCGTCATACCTGATAGATAGCTCGTTTGGGTTCATCGGCAAACGAACCGTCTGCTTCGATGTTTGGAAATATATTCCGAATTGTCCTGATTCGTTCATTATCCGATATCTCCATAAGCGTTATATGTACCGGCATCCGCCATCTGCTGCAATTCCCTTGCAAGGGATTTTGCATACTCTTGAGGTGAACTGTTCGCGCCTTTTACCTGTAGATTGATTGTTGGTGTGAGCTGTCGCAGATTCACTTCATTAACGAACCTTTGTTCAGCCATTTCTTTCATCCACCGCAAATCCTGTTCCTTTTGCGTCGAACCACGGATTTTTCCCAAATCATCGGCCATCCCGGATAATGCACTCAATTCATCGACAATATCTTTCATGAAGTTGTCGTTATCTCCGAATAGCCCACTCTGAATGGTATCTTTGAGCCCGTTCACCTTGTCCATGACAAAGCCGATGGCATCAGCGGATAAACCGACACTGTCTATTACGTTTGCTTTTGCCTCGCTGAAATCTACACGCCCAAAATGAACTGTTTCATGTCCGGCCCGTTTTGCTGCTTCGATAGACCTGTTTACTTCTTTGAGCGTATCTAATGTGTCTTTAAGCCCTAATTTATCGCCCAAACCCGTATTTGCAATCATATCGATTGCGCCCATGATATCTTGTACAAGTCCCTGAACGAAATCCAACGCATCACGTCTGATTTCATCGAAACCGCTATTAAACCAATTCACCAAATATTCTATGCCACCGATAATTCCGTTAATACCTCCCTCGGTTATATCTACAATACCATTCCACAAGCGTTGTGCTAATTCCGCGATCCCTGTTACTATCTGAACTGTACCGCCTACAAAAATGCCCACGAGAGTTTCCGTGAGCGAAACACTTTCCCCTGTGACATAATTGAATACCTTTTGAGCTGCAAGTGCGATTCCTAATATGGCCGCGGGTATGATGAATATAGGGCTTGTCAATATTGCGAGATTCATCCCGCGTATTGCTCCAATGACGCCGACAATTCCTGTTCTCACTTTTATGAAGCCGGCAGCTGCCAATGCGACGCCGCCCGCAATCATGATAAAATCTTTGTTGTCTTGTACGAATTCATAAATTGCACGTCCGGCTTTTATGGCATATTCAATCATTTTGAAAAATAGGTCTGCGATTCTGGAAACGACGGATCGTATTTTGGCAAGCCCACCTTGCACCTCACTGGATTGAAGCCATTTGAGAAGCCTGTCAACGTATGGTTCAGCCCTCTTTACAATATCCGAAAACATATCTGTGATATAATTGCGGCCAAGAGTTGCGATCTTTTGTAGCTTTCTGTCGATGGTCATCCCCATTTGATCGGCTTTTTCCTGAGTGTAATCGAACGAATCAGCAACTTCTTTAAACTTTTCCAATGCACCGGAAATATTACCGGTTCGCATCATTCTTTCGACGCCTGCGCGTTGAAGTTTTCGTTCCACACCTTCACCGCCTCCAAGTAGTTCAGCCAGACCGCCAACATCCTTGCTCTTAATGGCATCTTTGAATGTTTCGGCAATATCCTCAAAACTTCTATCAGGATTAAGATTTGCAAACCTGTCTGCGAGCTTTGTCAGCTCCATGATATTCTTTCCGCCAATCCCTATTCTTTGCCATTTCAAGCCGGCCTTTCTGATTTCGCCTTCTACACGTCCCAAAGACATTGCCGCGCTTTCGGCAAAACGATTGAAGGCATGTCCGGCTTCGGTGCCAAACATGATAACGACACGTTGTTTTGTTGCGATATCATCGAGAGCTTGCTTGACCGGCTCTGCTATGCGTTGGAACGCCTGCAAAGCCTGGTTTAGTACCATCATTGATGCGCCAAATCCCTTGAATCCGGTAGATGCAACGGTTGACGAATTCGAAATCTTATCAATTTTTTCGCTCGTTTCGTTTGCGGTCTGGCTCAAAGTTTCTACACCGCCGGAGCATCTTTCTACCATGTCGGAGAATTTGTTCATTGCTTCCGAAAATCTATCTACTACTGAGAATTCAACGGATATATCAGCCATTTTTATCACCTTGATAAATGAAAAGCCCTGCAAACGGCTAAACCAGATTTGAGGGCTTTGTTATTTCTTTTGGCGGCTCCTAATTTCTCTGCGAACCATCGCAAGAACGAATGCTTTTTCTCTTGTATCCATTTCTAACACAACATGAGGCAATATTCCATGATTGATGAAAAGGTAATAAGCTAAAGCACTGTCTGCATCTGTATCATCCGATAACAAGGCGTCGCATTCATCATCTACTTTTTTGAGACTTCACCCATTTCTGGTGATTCGTCATCCAAACCATTCAGCGCAAGGATTGCTTTCCCTAATCTCTGAATCTCGCCTTCGAGAAGCATCTTAGATGGGCACGAGAAAGGATCCTCGCACCCATAGGCATGACACAATTCCTCATCCCGGAAATCAGGCTGCACGCATGATTCAACGATGCAACGCGATAACCATAGGTTGTTATCAATGATTTGATTCTTTTTCCCGTTTACCAATTGCTCTTTATATGAACGTTTTCGGATAGTTTCAAACGCTTCATGCGACAATGATTTGATAATGAACGGTGCCGGAGTGCCGTCTTCGTTCAGAAATCTGTCAGAGATAACGACTTCGACTTTTTTCTCTGTATATGTCGGCTTAAGAAATGCGGATAAATTAGACATATTGCCTCTTTTGCTAAAATTTGCGTTTTAAACGTGGTTAAAGAAAAGCGCGTCCGATTCCCCGGCTTTCTGGATGGTGTTTGTCAGTTGCGAAACCAGACGCGTTTATTGCCATGTTTAGCCAAGCTGTGCAGGTCGGTTAAACTGTGACAAATATTCGAATGACGTGAACGAGAATCTAACGCTTTCAACAAGGAAATCGCTGTCAGCATCCAACATTGCGAGAACACCGCTTTGAAGTTTCACGTTGTAGATTGCAATCGTTTGGACGCCAACGGATGAAGCCGGATCATCGTTCGTGATTTGCATGGTGAAGTAGGGAAGTTCACCGGTTTTAATGTAATTCTGAACGAGATTGCGGAATTCAGGCGTTCCATAATAAATGTCCATCGTTCCCGTCAAAGAAATACCTGTGGTTTTCTTCTGAACAAGGCGAGTGCCCACGACTTTGAAGTCACTTTCCTCAAGCGAGTAGTCAAGCTGAATCTTTTTCATTCCGAACATTTCAACCTGTCTACCGTTGATTGTACAGATGGCACGTCCCTCTTTACCATTGAGAGCATCTTTCTCAAGCAAATAAGCCATAATTCACCCCCTATTAAGAAATGGTGATGTTGATGTAAATCTTTTCGATACTATCAACGGGTTGACAGTAAATTTCGATAACGACGGCATCGGATTCAATGCCCTGTAAGACCGTGACATCCTCTGCTTCGACATTCTGCAAAGCTCGATTGCCCTGGTATCGGTTCATGAGGTCAAGAATTTCTGCCTTCAACGCTTTGCGTCCTTCCTCATCATTATGAACTGCACCGATATAATATGTCGCAAACGTTCTATAAATATCATTGCAAAGCCCAAAGATCGTGCGAATGACACGGTTCTTTCTGAATGCTTTGCCCTTTTCAACCGAGAACGTCACAAAGCTGTTAATGTCGGTCAACACCTGAATGCGATCGAACTGTGCAATAAGAGCGAATTTACCCGCATTGATAGCGTCCTCTTGCTGTGATGATGTCAAAACAGGATCAACCTCAATTGCATCGGGATATGCCGCATAGGTCAATGATTCGTAGACGTTAGCACCTGCACTTGCGCCGCCAACCCACCAAGTTAATTCAGATGCAGCGAGCTGTGTCCCGTCTGTGAGGGTAACGGCTTGTGGGTATACGTTGATAACACATTCATTGTCGGGATTGTTCGCATCCGACAAAACGGCCTGACACTTCACACCTTCCTGATTCGAGAGACGTTTTACGAAATCTGCAAATGCTGTCTTTGTTACGGCTTCGGCACCATCATAAATAACAACGTCGAATTTCTGAAGTTCAAGAGCGCTCAAAAAATCACTGTAAGCTGTGGATGTAGGTGTTCCGTTCGCGCCACCAGTGAGAGATTTCTGTACGCCACCTGCTGTTACATCTCCACTGAAAGTAACATAATCGTTCTCGTGCACATCGTTCCAATCATTGGCTGTTTGAGAGTCAACCATTGCGCCGTCGAGATATGTGTTAATCGTAAACGGTGTATTCTCATCTGTATATTCAATGTCAAACGAAATACGGTTCCCGAACGCACCAGGATATTTTGCAGTTGCCGTTGTGTCTTCGATAGTTGCGCTTGCGTTTGCACCACCCGTTGTACTCAATGACCAAAGCAGAATCTTTGTCGCACCCTGAGTGCGATTGCTGCCAAGAAGTATTTGACGGATGAAAAGCATTTCATCATCCGTGATTGAATGACCGATTTTTGCACAATCGCTTGGGTCTTCGATTGTGTAGAATTTGCCTTTTTCACCCCAATCGAGGATACGAGCAATAGCGACAACGCCACGTTCACCCATCGTTGCGAGTGAAGCAGGAGCGCTCTTATAGTTGATATATACACCCGGTCTGACCTTGTTCTGGTCAATCCATGTTCCACCTGCCATGTTCAACCTCCAATACTAATGTTTATTGAGAAAGTCTTGGATAAGTTTGTGTGCTTTATCCAAAGTATAATAATTTTCTGTCAGGATTGCACGTAAAAAGTATTGATTTAAGCCATACTTTTTGAATTCATCCATTTTGAGCAATGTGTCACGAAGATAAATTGATTCATGCTTCGCATTTGCTTCATCATGTGCAATCATCTCAACGATTTCGGAAATGTCTGATCCGCCTTGTTCAAACTCAATGTTGCCGTGTGTTTCGTTGACTGAATTTGCTTT